CGGTAAGCCGTGGAGCTGTCGTCTGCCAGAACCGTGGGGCAGTTGCTGGAGACGTAGACGGTGGCCCCGTAGAGGTCACCCACGTAGCCCGTGCGGGCTGCGTTGTCCATACCACCCTCACCGATCTCGTTCCAGATGGTGAAGCGGTCAATGCCGAGAATCTTGCGCTTCTCGACGGGCGGGATCACGAACGCACGACCCATGGAGGGCACGTCGTTGTCATCCAGCTGCTGCATCATCAGACGCATACCTTCGTCCGTGATGGTGGCACCGTTACCGGTGTTGGTGGCGGCCGAGCCATCCCATGCCACAAGTGCGCTACCGGAGGGCGTACCGATCACAGCCTTTGCGTAATCGCTGGAGGCAGCGGTGGTGGGAGCGGCATCTGCACCTGCGAAGCGAGCCATCTTCTCGTGAAGGAAGGTGTCAACCTTCTTGGCGAGAGCATAACCGGCATCGTCGGTGTAGAAAGCCCGCAGCGAGTCGTCAGCCTGCACGGACACGATGTCCTCGATCAGGCGGCTGTACTCGAAGTGCTGGTCGATCAGGTACGCGGTTTGCGTCTCCTGGTTGGCGATCAGCGTAACTTGGGTTTCAGCTTGCTTAGCGGAAGCGTCACCCCGGTTCGGGCGCGGCACGTGAATCGTGTCACCCTTGCGACCACGATGGTTCATCGTGACGACAAGGGGCTGCATCACAAGGTTGGACTTGTATGCAGCAACGATTTCATCACTCCAAAGCTCCGGTACGAACGCGGAGTTGGAGCGAGTGCGAGAAGCCGCAGTGGCTTTAGTGAGAGTTACGTGGTCAGTTCCAAGTGCCATTGTAGTGTGCTCCTAACTAAAAAGAGTCAATCGACAAGACGACCCTCAGCGTAAGCACGTGCAATATCAACCTGGTTATCCTTCAGGAATTCTGTTGCCTTACGGTCCCCCTGCTTCGCACGGATACGTAAGTCCAATAGCTTCCGTCGAGAGAAAGTGGTCTCCGACTCGGGGGAGTCGGGGCTACCGCTTTCCAGCGTACCCTTAGCTAGATCCGCATCGCGTTGTGCTTTGCGTTCCGACTGCTCAGCTTGCTGGGAAAGCTGCTTCTTCTCGTAGTACGAGAGGAGAACCTCTTCCGCAGCATCAAGATCGCCTTGGTCCCCTGCCATGACTAGGCGCTGGCGTACGGGCGTATTCGCCCACCCCTGCACCCAGTTCACAAACTCGGGAGTTCTGACTTCATCCTGCCAGCCGTCGTACTTATTGTTCATCTTGCTAAGGCGGTCGTTAAACCGCTCTTGGTACAGCTGTTGCTCCAGGCCGCTAACACGTTGGCTAACAACCTTCTCGATAGTCCCTTTCGGATCATCGTAAAGGGCGTCAATCGAGATGTCTTCGCTTTGGGTCTGTTCGGTTTGTTTAGACCCGCCTGCGGATTCCAGCGAAAGGAGTTGCTCAGAGAGCTTTCGATACTCACCCAAGTCGTTTCCTTGGCGACTGTAGGCTTTCTCCAGCTCCGTGTAAGACTTGATAACGTCCTCAATGGACTTATCCTTGAATCGTTCGGGAATCTCAACAGAGTTCTCCGCTTGGCGGCTCTCCGAGGCTTCCGACGCTTCTTGGATCTCAGTCTCTAGCTCGTCCTCTTGCTTCCGTGCGTAATCTTCGTACTTCAAAGGCATAAATGCCGACTCCTCTCTTAAGTTAGCGGGACGACAATGGTTTCCCCGCATAGGTAAAAACGGTCCCGAGGTCTCGGATTGTCCGTTTCTTTACTTCTCAAGCTCTCGGCGCTTATAGAACGCCTCGCGCTCGTAATCAGTCTTCGTCCCGTACCGGGTGTTATTGCTGTCTTTCATCTGGCCGTAGGCAAGTTTTCTATGCTTCTCGTCCCAGCGCTTAGCCATGGTCGGGAAGTCCTTGTCTACGCCCATCCTAGGGTCCAGCATCGGCACAGAGCGAATCACTAACTGGGCAGTCCCCTCACAATGGTGACAATGGTGGAAATGCCGTTCTGTCGATTCTGCAAGCGCTTCAAAGTAGCGATCACAGTGGGGACAGTGGTAGTCATACATCCGCAGCATCGTCGCCTCCTAGAGCATCTTCTTCCATCATGCTGATCTGGTTGACCACCAGGTCCTCCAGATTTGCCACCATGCGGCATTGCTCTATGCGACCTTTCAGAAACTGCGTGTCTCCCCAATCCTTGGAATACAACACTGCTTCTTTTAGCTCTTCAGCGGATTGAAGTAGCTGATTCACTACAAGGCGCCATCCTGGCTCCTCAAAGACCTCCATCATCTCTTTGAGTTCAGCTACTACCTTGTGGTTGTCCGATTGCACGGGCTATTGCCTCCTGCCGTTGGGTGTCTGCCATCTGCGACTGGACGCGCACCCGTTGGGCCGCGACTGCCGCGTTCGACGCATTGATCTGGACCTTATCGTCTTCCAGATCGTCCTTCGTCATCACGTACTGGGTATCCGCTTGTAGCTTGGCGATTTCTGCTTGCACCTTGGCGTTATCAAGCTCTTTCGCTTGCATCTCAAGCATCAACATACGCTGTTGCAGCTCTTGCATCTGCTGCTGCATTTGCTGCTGCTCGGGCGAAGGCCCTTGCGACAGCTGACGAATTGCGTCCATAAGCTCTTCCTTGTTAGCGGAAGAACTGTTCTCGAAGATGGCTCGCACGACCAACATATGAGCGGGAGACTGGGGCGGAATGTAACCAAGCATGTTGGTAAGGTTCGTATTCTCGACTTCCTTAGCCATGATCCCCATGGCGGAGTCGATACGAAACTTCATATCCACCGGATAACGCTCAGGATCGTACTGCATGTAGCGCCACAAGCTCTTGCGGACCAAAGGCCCAAGGAACTGTCGCTCGATGTTTTGCATCGTGCGCTTGGAGCGCTTGATAAAGCCAGCTTGCAGCTGACTGATGCCACTGGCGGTGCTGTTTCGCGCATTGACGCCAACGGGAGTTGCCGAGTCCATCGCCCCGGTTCCCATTTGGATCATTCGCTCCAGATCACCCGTGTGCTGGAAGGTGTTAGCAAGGATTGAGGGATTACCGAATTGTATCGGCTCCAGAATCTCGCTAGGACGACCGCGGGTAAACACCGTCTTGCCGGGACGCACCCGGAAGTCTGCGTTGCGCGGTAGCCGTGATACGTCTGCCCCCATCATCGGGGCGGACATTAACGCCAGGGCGTCAATACGAGCCCGTAGCTCTGCATCAAGGGCTTTTTGAGGGTTATAGCCTTTCTCGGCTACGCCTCGGCCCCAAAACTCTCCCGGCACGCTGTCGTGTTGATACGCGACGTAGGGCCGGTCCTTCATGCGGTAGGGGTTTTCCACCGCACGTAGCACAAAACCGTCTTCCGTAAGGGTCACAAGGGCCTCAACCATGCCGCTGCCTTTTGCGTCGGGCAGAAGTACGGCAGGAACGCGCCCCGCGTACTCAATCAGCATTACGGAGCTGTCTCGCAGGTCCACGTTAGCCGTGATGCCCGTGCCGTCCGTGTCGGGACGGGTGCCCGTATAGGGGCTTAACTCGCCCTTACGGTAGATCTTCTGCCGCTGCTTCTCCCGAATGGTGTGCATCGGCTTGATAACTTCGTGGGCGACAAACATCGCCTCTTCGATATTCGTGGCAGCCGGGTCGATCAAGAATTGATCGGGCCGCACAGCCTCCACGGGGACGGAGATACGCTCCACCTCCGTGGTTTCTCCACGAGGACCAGCTTGCAGCTCGGTCTTCTTGGCTACGTTGATCTTTGCGATCCCCGTGCCGTAGATAGCTCCCATCAGGATAGCGTCGCTGATAGAGCGCTGTACGCCGTCCAAGCTGAAATCTTCCAGCAGCTGGTTGCGATAAATGATCGCGTCTTCTTTGTTCTGGTCTGCAATGTCGTCGGTGACGTCGAACCACGCCTTGCGAGAGAAGATAGCTTCCTCGATCTCGCTGACGGTCATCTCAATTGCCTGGGACAGCGCGGGCGCAATAAGGCGGCTCCGCTCGCTGTCCGTATTCTTGTCTTTCTCCGTGAAGAATCCCCGCCACAAGCGGGTGTACTCGTCCCAGCGAGTACCATACTTGGTGTCGCGCACGTCCCGTGCGTGGTCCACCTTCAGCAGAATAAACTCTGCAAGGCCAGAGAAGCCTTCATATTCTTGTCGCGCGTCGTTCGGGTTGTTAGTCTCCCCGAATTGATTTTGTATCGCCACGCTCTAGCTCCCCTTAATAACCTGCAACATCGTCCATTGGCTCCCACTCGTCTTCGACTTCAAAGCCGTCGAACCATGGGTCTGCCATTTGATCCACGTACGACACCGCGTCAATGAGGTCGTCGTGAGATAAAGGGGACGGAAAGTCTACACACTGGTCCAGGAAGTCTTTGTTCCACGGGGCCTTCAGCAGACTTATGCGACCCTTTTCCGCTCGGCCCTGGAGGGCCCACGCGATACGGTCCGTCTTGCGCTGATTCCCGTGCGACAATTCCCAGATCGGAAAGTACACCCCCAGGCGATTCATCTCGTCCTCGATGTAGGGGGTAACGGCGTTCTTTGCCATGCCTTTCTCAACGCCTAGCTTCACGGGCTTGTAGTCCCGGTACGCCTTTACTATCCGAAGTGCGGTCTCTCTAACATCCCACTGACCGTAAATAAGATCAACGACACACCATCCGCCAGCGTGGTTAAGCACGACTGCGATAGCGTGATCGTCAAGCTTCTTCACCTTGCGCCCTCCCTCGGTTTTGCTGAAACCGGCGAGGTCGATTGCTACGTAGTAATCCCCCGGGTAGGGGACGTTCTCCACGACATCAAACATATCGCGGGTAAGGACAATACCGCCGCCCGATTCAAATGATGCCTCGATCTCCTGCCGGAAACGCTCTTCCGACATATTCTCGGCCATCATCGTGATTTCCTGCGCAGGCAGGAACGGGTTGTCCATGGACTTGTAGGTCCACGCTCTCCATGCGGCGTCTTCCGTCTGCATGGCGTGTGCCCACAACTCGTAGAAATGGTTCTTGCCGTCGGGGGTGCCGATAAACAGCGCGCCCCCTTCGGCCCGAGCCAAGGCGGGGCGGATAATCATCTGCCACACCTCTTCCTTCATAAAAGCGTACTCGTCCATGACTACGTAACTAAGGCCAACCCCACGCAGACTGTCGGGGCGGTCCGCACCCTTAATGGAGATGCGACGACCGTTGACTAGCGTGAGAACGCCCTGGTTTTCGTACTTCTGAGCAATAAGTTCAGACCCTAGCTCCTTCAGGAGGGGCCACAGGATCTTTTTCCCCTGCTCGTACGTCGGGGCGACGTAGTACACTTCTTCCAACGCAAGGTCTACTTCTACCCCGTCGCTTCGTACTTTGGAGTTCTTCGCCGCTTCTACGAACAATGTCACGGCTGCAAGATACGATTTCCCGAAACGACGACCAGCCGCAACGACCTTAAAGCGGCTGGGGTCTTCAAAGATATCAAGCTGGTGCTTGTGAAGACTGATATTCACCGGTACGCCCCGGAGGTGCTAGCCGGTTTCAATAGCTTTAGTAGCCTTGGGGCTTGGAACCGCCCATAGCACCGCCCTTGACGGGGCTAGCCATGCCTTTGCCAGCCTTGTAGGGCTTGGAGCCCATGCTGGACTTGGCTCTCACGCCCGGACCCTTCTGGGCGTAGTCACTGCACTGGTTCATGTTAGCCATCTTCAATATCCTCGTCCGTGTATTCGGCCTCGTCGGCCTCGTTTTCGATGATTTCCGCCTTTTTAGAGGCGGAGTCGGTGGTGGAAATGTTAATTTGGACGCTTTCCTTGCCCGCAACCGTGTTATCCGCGGCGCTTTTGGACATAATCGAGGCCCAAACCAGCTTTTGGCTGTCTTTATCACCCTCAAGTGCTTGATTTACAATCAGATTTGCCACTTGGAGCATTTTATCTGCGTTATCTTCCCTGACGGCCTCCTCGACCATCAGTTTGAGCATGGTTACCTTGTTTTTGGAGCCCTTGGGGCGTCCATTTGGGTTACCACTGATCCCTTTCAGGAAGCGTCCCGTGGAATCGTCGCGCACCACTGGAGTGGTGTTTTGCTCTTGGGACTGAGATTCCATTACGTGCGCTTTTTCTTGGCCGTCTTAGCGGACTCTTTGAAAGCCTTGGCGGTCGGAGCACCCCTGGTGCCCGGCGTGCGCATACGCTCGCCAGAACCAGCTTTAATGCGCTTACGCTTAGCATTGATGTTGGCGTACAGTCCTCTAGGCATTACGACCTCCGGCTTTTGCTTCCGCTGCACTTCCACCGCTTCCGCGAGAGGCGGAGCGGGGAGTTGGGATCGCGGGCTGCTTTCGGGTTGTCACGCATCTGGCCCGCGCTACGGGCGCAATAGGCGTCACCCTTCTTGGTCCCTGGACGTACACGCGGCCCTCCGTCCTTCGCTCTACCGGCTTGGCCGTAGGACACGCGCCGCCCGCTGGCGGTCACCTTGACCTTAGCCTTGCCGCGACGCGGAGTCGCCATTACGCGACTTCCGCCTCGGTCCCATCCTCTTCGAGGAGGGATTCCTCGGACGCTTTCTTGACCGCTGCCACGAAGGCTTCCTGGCGAGTGGACAGCGCAATCTGTACATCCGTAAAGCGACGCTGCAGAGCCCCCAGCTCTTGCTGGAGGGCTACCATGTGATTCACCTCAGCGATCTGC